GCCGACGCCACCGTAATGACGTTGTCCGTAATCGCCACCGCAGCGGCGAGAGTCGTAGTAACCAATGCCATGACTTAACCCCACACCCGCGCTGCAAGGCGCGCCTGAATCGTTGCCGCACCAATCAGAATGTCCAGACGGCTCGGGTTCTGATCCGTGCCAATCTGATACTGCTCCACCATCCGAATGGAGAAGCCCAAGGCTTTGCTCCGCACCGTGGTGGACTCCGCACCCGCGCCTGGCTTCATCAGGTCGGCCATCACGAACGCAAAGGCGTCTGGGTGATAGACGAATGACTGCGGCGAGGTGGTCGTTGCCAGCGTGCCACTGGAGGCCGAGGTTGCGCCGAGGACGGTCACGACCGCGTTGTTGGCAGGCGAGGCATCAACGGTCTGCAACTGACCCGAGGTAACAATCGACGGGCTGATCGGCAGGGTTGCCATTGCGCCCGACGAATCCGACGTATCGGCGGTCACGACAAACTGCTGCAGACGACCGGTGGACGAGTACGACAGGGGGTTGACCGAGTTCACGCCAGCAATGGTGAAAATGTCACCCTTCTTCAGCGACGACGCGCCCGAGGCCCAGCCGTCGATGTTGATGGTCGAACCGGTCTGACCTGCGCCATCGACCAGCGGGGTGGACGCGGTAAAGGTGCCGGTCGTGTGCGTCGGACGCACCGGATCCTGCAGCCACTTATCAACGCCCAACTGACGGCGACCAAACATGCCCTCTTCGTAGTTCTCCGAAATAATGGCTCCGGGGTTGAACAGCGAACTGGTCGTGTTGGCCAACGTGGACATCGCCAGCGGGTCAAGCACGGCCACACGGCCCTTGAGCGGGGTCGAGAGGTCGGTCAGTTTCACACCCGCCTGTAGGTAGGTGATGGTCGCGCTCGGCGTAGTGCCGGGGACGCCCACCGCGCTGTAGATGTCGCGGTAGACCGCATTGAACGCCAGCACTTCCGCCGCGTTGGCAAGGGCTTCTGAACCCGGATCGACGTATCGAGCGCGGATGTTGTCCAGTTCCGTAGTGGCCTGTGCCGACGAGTAACCAAACGCCACGTTCTTCTGGTTGGTCAGGCTGATCGGCACGGTCTGGTCGTACAGGTTCTGCAGCTGCAGCGCCTGTCCATCCGTCACGGTAAACCGTTGGGGCAGACGCGCATTGACAGTATTGCCAACCTTGGCACCCGCGACTTCATACTGCGAATCGTACGTGCGGTTAACGTTGGCGAGGAACACCAACTTGTTGATAAATCCACGGGCGACTTCCTTGGTCGTCCACGACGGGGTTGCGAGGGTATTAGCCACAGACTATCCTTTCAACGAATGGGTTACATTCGACCCGCCGCACGATCAGCGGCATTCATCCGACGGAAATGTTCATCCATCGAGAGTTCGTCTGTAATTGCAAACGGGTCGGCTACTGGTGGCGAAGTACCAAGCGGCTTGATTGGCGCTTTCGCAGAACTAACGACTCGGGCTGGGCCGCGTACAGAGGCAGCTTCAAGTCGTGCTTCTAATTTGCCCATTTCCCGATATGTTTCAGCCGGGTGCAGCGTGGACAAACGCTGAGATTCTTCGGGGTTGGCCGAGAGCCACTTAAGCATCTCAATGCCGACCGGACTATCCATTGCCAGGTGCTGCATCGGCAGCGACATGGGTGTATCGGGGTTGAGGGACGCCATCAGGTCAGGATCTTGCGCGGAGGCGTCCTGCAACCGAGACATCCACTGCTGCTGTTGCTGCTGCTGCGATTCCTCGATCTGGCGCTGCTGGTAAGCCTGATGGCGCACCACATCGCGTTCCTGGTGTCGCGCATCGGCCACAAACGCGGCCAGCGCCATCGAGTAATCCTCGTAAGCGTCAAACTGCTCGACCCGTGGCACCCCGGGCATGGTCTTAAAACGCGACCAGTCGGAAGCCGTCTCGGATTCCACGGGAATTGGCTGCACCAATTGCTGCACACGGGCTTCCGCCGCTTCGGCCCGACGTTCCGCTTCACGCTGTTTGGCAATCGCGGCTTTGACCGCTTCGGTCGGGTCGCTTCGGCGATTGCTTTTAACCGGAGCGGCTTTAACCGGCTCGTCTACCGGCAAGTCAGGGGCGGTAGATTCCACCACAACATCCGAGTCCAGATTCGCCTGAATCTGCTCAGGCGTTTCGTGACTGGAGTCAATTGTCATGTCACTGACGGAAGCGACGAGGGCGTCGGGTGCCGAGTCGTTAAGCTCTGTGGACATGCGTAAACATCAATACCATAAAGAATACAAGCAAATCAATTAATAAGCCACGCCGTTATTATCTGCCTTTAGCATTACGGGCGCTAATGGCCCGGGCTTTTTGCTGGGCGTCTTCTTTACTCGACGCGCCCCATGCCTTCAGAGACAACGCCAATCGCGTCGGATCGCCGTCCGGTTCCGTCATTGGCCCCATCATATTGCCCATCCGGGCCAGAAAACTCGCCCGGCGGGGATTATCTCCCGCTTTCACGGGGGGCCGCAGGGTGCCACCGGTTTCAGCTTTATACGATGCCCGACCAGCGGCGTTTAATCCCCCCGCTGGGTTTTTGCCTTCTTTACGTGTCCAGGCGGCACTCATGCGGTGTTCTTAAGCATAAACTTACTTGTTGTTCAACAAGTTGCCAAGCGTGTTTTTTTGTAGGTTATTGCGACGTGTTTTTTCGTTGGGCAAGTCAATGTCGCCTTCTTGTTGCGTTCCTTTTTTGTTTAACTGATCACGTACTGCTTGACGGTTTGCCGGAGTGTCATCAAATCGATAACGATCTACAAGGACTTTATAATATTCATCAAATGCGCCTTTTAAATTTCCACGCAACATTTTTGGAACAAATGCGCGAGCCATGTCTAACTCGTCATCAATCAATTCCGGTAAGCCTTTTTCAGGAGCGCGTAATCTTCCGTATTCATCCATTAACGGAACGTCCCAATCACTTACGCCACGTCCTTGATTTCTGTTTAGTTTCAGTCGCAATTGTTCGGACTTTATTGCAGAGCTTATGTTCTGAGCCGCTGCTGAAGGGTTAGGTTTAGTTTTATCAATCGGCATTACATTTCCTCCGGCATTTGCTGAACGTCTGTTGCCATCATGCGGTTATGCTCGGCGTCGAGGCTGTCGCGTTCGGCCATCTGCTGCTCATGGAACTGCTTAGCGGCTTGCTGTACCGACGTGACTTCGTGTGCCGTATCGGCGGTGTCTTTTTTGACGGCAGCAGCCAGCGCGGCATTGGCTTCATCGGCGCGAATCTTCATGGCCGTAATGGTCATCTGCGTTTCGTTCCGCATCCGTTCAATTTCAATCTTGGCCTGCTGGTCGCTCTGCGCCTGCATGGTCTGCGCCTGCAGTTTCTCGCGCTCCTGCTGGAGGATCATGTCCTGCTTTTGGAGTTCCAACTGCGCCTGTTGCTGAAGTTTCTGGCCGTCCGACTCCAATAACTTGGTTTTTTCATCCAGCGCCTTGCCCAATTGCTCGACCATCTGGCTGGCCTGCTGCAACTGGTTCTGTAATTGCTGCGGATCAGGTTCCGCACCCTGCGCTTGGAGCGGCGGAGGCAGCATTTTCTTAACGCGCTCGGCGGCTTCCAGGTGACCCGGGAAGTCGCGGAACTTGAGGTAGATGTCGCCCAAGATCGGGAACAACGCCGGATTGGCTTGGAACAGGTTGCCCATCTCGTCTGCGCCTTCTTCGTTCCGGCTCTTGTAGCTCTTGCCAATACTGACGGACACGCCGTAGCGGCCCTTCTTCAGTTCGTAATTCAGCACTTTGCCCTGTGGCCGCGCCATGGGCACAGGAGGCATTCCCATGGGCATGGGAGGCGCACCCGGAGGCGGGGGCATCCCGGGTTGACCCATCGCCCCCATCGGCATCGGCGGGGCCGGAGGCGCCTGTGGTGCGCCCTGCGGCACCGCCACGGGACGCTGGTTCTGAGGGTTCACCCGGAACGGCTGGTTCAGCATGACCGTCTTGGAGCGGTCTTCCCGGTCAAGAATCCGGGCGACACGAC